CCACGCGCTACGCGAGGGTTGCCAAGAACGATGTGGACGATGGCGAAATCGCCGGCATCGTTATCGACAACCTCAACTCCAGCGGATGTGTGCAGAACGATATCTGCCTCATCGTCAGGGAAGGACCCTGCTACGCCAACAAGAGCACGTCAGAGGCGTTCAGCGCCGGCGATGTGGTCAAGGGCGACAACGCAGGGAAGGTCACTGCGATCGGAGCGCCTGCCGACGCCACTGCGGCTAGGAACCAGGCTCTCAACAACGCTGGCAAGGTGCTGTCCGATGCGGCTGCAAGCGCAAGCCAGGTCCTGATCAACGTACGCGAGCGCTAAATGTGGCGGTTACGGAACGATCCATCAAGGCTTGGTTCGGCGACCACTGGCTGCGCGGCTTGCCACCCGCCGTGCGCAAGCAGGTCACCGAACCACTTGAGGCGATCCGTTCTGCCGCATATGCCATACTCGAAAACACCCCGGCCGGGCCGGAGCAAAGCCGGGCCATCACGAGGCTGAGGGACCAGCTCGATCTGGCCATGTTAGAAGCATGGGAGCAGCACCTGCCGGCGTGGCAGGACGCCTGGTTCGGGGAACATTGGTTGCGCGGCTTCAAGCAGGAAGACAAGCCGCGGGCAGAAGCCATCCTCCGTGCCGTGCAGCGGGGCGCCGATTCGCTTAACGGCGATCGGCGCTCACTGCGCGGTGCGTGGCTGGCAGCTATGCGTGCGTTGAGGTGCATTTGATGGTCGATGTCGTCAAATACGTCAAACACCCGATTGACGAAACCGAGCTGATCGAGCTGCTCAAGTCTCCGTCTGTCGATAGCGTCACTGTCTACGTCATCAAGGACATTGCAGAGCCGGCGGAGCATAAGAAGGTAGAGCCGCCTACGGTTGCACGCAACGTCAGCGGTCATCCAGTCTATTTCCCGCTTGGCGTCGAGCTTGACGTTGACGCCATGCGAGAGTTCTTCTACGACGGCGAGTTTGGTCGTGTCGCCGTGCTTGAGCCTGCCAACGGATACCTCGCCGCCGTTACAGCGATCATCACAGGCGGCACGGTTTACGTTGTCACGGAGGAGGAGCTGGACCAAAGGAACGTCGAGGGGCACGACATCCGGCATGTGCATGGCGATCCGATGCACGTCGGCGATGTTTACGATCCGCAGGAGCTTGATGCCGTTGTCATCGGACCGAGCGAACGACAGGATGCACTGGAGGAGATATGGCGGAAGCACTCGAAGAAGATCTTCAAAGTGAAGACCTTGAAACCGAGCGAACGACCGGCGAGCTGATGCTGACGTGCCCATCGTGCGGCAAGGCGCTTGCGTCGAGCGAGATCAAGGAGGGGCCGTTCGGGTACAGGTGCGAGGAGTGCCACAGGGCGGCGACAAGCGAGGATCGGCAGGAGAAGGTCAAGCGGTACATAAAGGATCTGATTTCGGCACAGGTTGACACGGCGCTTGCAGCGCGTGAGTCTGTGCCGAGCCTGTCGGATGTGTTAATCGCCGCGTACGACGAGTTTGGCGGTCCAACGCAGCTTGGCACGCAATGGGCGAGGGTCATACAAGCCATGATCGACGAGTGTCTTGTCACGGGTTTGAGGGCTGACAAGGCACACAAGGCGATCCTTGACTTCACCAAACTTGCTCACTCATACGAGGAGACGGAGGACGCCAAGAGCTACGAGGATATGACGCCCGAGGAGCTTGAGGAGAACCGAAAGACAGCCTTGCTGCAAATGTTCGCGGACATGTTGAAGAACGACACGTCCGACAAACTGCTTGAAGCCGCACGGGTCCTTGCCGATGCTCAAGATTAACCCTGCCAACGCGAAGGTCGTATACGACAAGACCACGCGCATGCTATCCGTGGCACAGCGTGAGTTCCTGCGCGTATACAGACCGTTTGGCGAGCAGATCAATGTGCATCGGTGCAAGGCGCGTGAAATACTCATCTACGGCGGCAAGCGTGCTGGCAAGAGCGTCTGCACGACAGCAGAGTTTGTAAGCCGCGTGCTCGGGCTTCCGATCATCCTGCCGGACAACAGGAAGATCATGCCTAAGTACCCCGTGTCCACGCCTGACAACCCGCTGACATACTGGATCATCGGGCTGGACATGCGGCATATCGGCAAGACCATCTACCGGCTGCTGTTCTCGCGGGGCATGCGCAACAGCATCCGCGTCATCAAGGACAAATGGGGCTGGCGGATATTCAACCCGAACAACCCCGAGGACAAGGAGCGGGCGAAGGAGAGCCGGCTATGCGGTCCTGCCATCCCGCCGCGGTTCATCGAGAAGGACAGCTTCGTATGGGAGAGTGCGAAGGCGCGTGAGTTTCGGTCTGTGCGGTTGACCAACGGCGCGATCATTCGAGCGTTCCCGTCAACAGCAGATCACCCTGGCATGGGCGATGCCGTGGACGGAATATGGATCAACGAGGACATCGCGAAGCCGGATCATCTCTACGAATGGCAGGACCGTCTAATCGACCGCGACGGCTGGCTCATTTGGGACGCATATCCGCAGATGCAGAACCATGCCATCGTAGAGATGTACGACCGGGCGGAATCGCAGAAGGACGAAGAGGACCCAGATATTGCATCGTTCCAGCTAATCAGCACGGACAACCCGTTTGCCAGCAAGGAGGGGCGGGAACGCGGGCTTCGGCGCATGGGCGACGAGGAGGCGGTTGCACGGCGGAACCGCGGCGACCTGCTCCGCGGCAGCTATCTCATGTACGACTTCGTGCCGGCGATGCACATAATCAGGAAGCGCGGTCCGGACGAAGATACGGACGAGAACGAGGTGCGAAGGCTGTTGGAGTCGCTCTATTCAGCCAACGGCAGGATGCCTGACGGATGGGCTCGGTTCCTGTCGATCGACCCGAGCCATACACGGACGGCGGTGCTGTCTGGCGTCATACCGCCGCTTGAGTACAGCGGCATTGCTATTGGCAGAAAGGTCATCATCGAATGGGAGTTCGTAGCGAGGAAGTTCACGCCGGATGTGCTTGCGGAGTCGCTGAAACCGCTTGTTGCCGGTTTTCGTTACACGTCGTTCATCATCGACCGGAACCAGGGCAGGCAGCACACAGTGGGATCGGACGGTCGCGCCGTAACGCAGGTCTATGCCGATGCGTTCGATCGGTTCGGGATCACGAGCACAAGGACGCGGAGCGGGTTTGAGTTCGGCACAAACGCAACGTCGTTCCGCAGGAACATCGTGCGAGAGATGCTTGCGACAATCGAGAACGGGCTGCCGATGCTCCTGTTCTGCGAGCAGAACACGATTGAGACGCAGAAAGAGTTCAACAAGTACATGAAGAAGGTGATACGGGTTAACGGCGTCGAGGATATCGTCGATGAGCCTGCCAACCCACGAGTCTGCGACTGCATGCAGGCGTTGGAGTACCTTTGTGCATACGTGAAGCCTGAGATCGAGACGGGCGACATTTACAGGAGCAACGCCAAAGAAGAAAAGGCGGAAATGCCTGGATGGCTGAAGAAACTTCTAGAAGAAACTGACCCAAACAGGTTTAGGAAAGGTTCCATCCATTTGGGTCCTGGAATGGTAGCGTAACCTCAACTGAACATCAGTAGGAGAAAGACGAAATGGCTCAAGCGAAAGCAGCAGCGCAGGAAATGTCGGACGTATGCAAGCAGGTGCTCGCACGCATCGACCGCGAGCGGCAGAATCCGCTGCCGACCCCGCCCAAAGGGAAGATGGTCGGATGGATCGACCGTCCGCAGCGGTACCGGCAGAAAGGCGGGCTCGTAGGCGTCGTCACAGCGCAGATAGCGCCGGGAAGGATCGATGTCGAGATCTTCGGCGAGAATCAGAAGATGGTGCGAAGGGGTGCGATCTACATCGAACACCCGGATCTGATCAACCGCGCGAGCACGCAGATGGGTCCTGGCGGGTGCTGGTACTACATCGAAGTCGAGGGCAATCAGCGGTTCAAGCCGCCAAAGGAAGATTACGAATGGCACCTGAAGCAGCTTGATCAGCAAGAGGAAAGAGCGCTCGAGGACGAGAAGAGGCGGAAGAAACAGGAAGAGGAGCGAAAGCTGCTCGATGAGCGCGTCAACCAGGGGGTGTAACCTATGGACTGGACGGACACCGAGTTCCTGAGACCGCTTGTGTCGGCATGGCTCGGCAAGATAGAGAACGCGTACAAGAACGAGCACCGGACGCACTTCGTGGAAGTCGCCGAAGAGTGCAAGATGTTCTACGCGCGTTCGTGCGCCGCGCTATGGAACTCGAAGTGGGCGTCCAGGTTCCTGAACAACGTCATATCGCGGCCGCGGTTCCCCATCTCGGTCAACAAGGCGTTCGAGCTCGTCGCCGTGATCGGTCCGAACGTGCTGTGGGATATCCCGTTTCGAAAGGTCATGCCGAAGCAGCGGCTCGCCATCGACGACGATACAATCGAGCAGCTAATGAGCAACCCGGAGATCGCCGGCGAGCTGCAAATGCGCATGAAGCTGGATCAGTACAACGTCGCCATGGCGGATGTAGTTGCGGAGCTGCTTGAGAAGTGGCTGAACTACACGTCGCGCGAGATGCCGGGCGGCGGGATGACGCAGCATTCGCAGGCAATGGCGATCGACGCCATGCTGACCGGGCGCGGCGTGCGGTTCATCGAGACGTATCAGTATCCAGGCTCGGATCGGAGTATCGTCGGATCGTTCCGCGAGGACCCGCTCAACCTTATCAGCGATCCCGAGGTGAAGGATATCAGCGACGCCAAGTGGATCATGCGCACGCACCGCGAGCCGTACTGGGAGGTCGAGAAGCGGTTCGGGCTGCCTGCCGGATCGCTCAAGGACAAGTCCAGCCTGGAGTCTGCTTGGAACTACTCGGAGAGCGTGTTCGGCACATACGATTCGTCCGCACAACCGCGCCTCGACGAGGAGCGCGATATCGTCGTATGGCATGAGATCTGGTCCAAGATGGGGCCGGGATCGCGCATGGTGCGGCATATGGACACTGGGCTTCGCGAGCACCTCGAGCGCGTAGTCGGCGACTACGCCTACATCGCCATCGCGTCGAACGTGCCGTGGCCGCTCAACTGCCCGTCCGAGAAGATGCGCGGCGGTATGACGGACGAGGAGGTTAGACAGGCGTTCTCGTGGCCGACGCCGCTATGGGCGGACGACCGATGGCCGTGCGAGGTCTGCGACT